TTCTCCGGGTTCTCTTTCGCCAGCGCCATCAAGATCCACAGCGTCATCAAGTGAGCCGTGTGTCAACACAGACGTACCAAAGTCCATAACAATACAGTCAGATTTAACAACGCCCGGAAACTCATCCTGATTTACAGTGCGTAACCCACGGCCAATCATCTGAACCATCGTTGCTTTATAACTACAAGGTCTGGTTAACACGATGCAGGAGACAGGTGGAGAGTCAAAGCCTTCCGTCAACACAGCTACATTCACTACAACTTGTATGTTACCTGTTGCCAAGTCATCCAAAATTTTTTTACGAATAATCTTTGGTGTATCGCCTGTAACAACACGAGCAACAACACCTTTTCTAACAAACTCTTCACAGACATTTTCTGCGTGAATGATGGTAGAGCAAAATACAATAGTCTTACGATCACTGGNTTTTTCTGTCCATTCCTCAACAACACGCTTGTTGATAGCGTGGCGATTCATAATCTTTTCGACATCTGCCATGTCAAAGTCAGATGCGGTTTTGCGTACCTGACGCAGTTCCTCTTGTACCCCAACATCAATTACAAATGTCTTTGGTGGTACAAGGAACCCTTCACGAATTAACGTGGAAATTTCTATTTGGTGGCTACAGTTCGTAAATACGTCTCGTAAGCCCTTCTTATCGCCTCTGTTGGGGGTAGCGGTAAAGCCAACGATCTGAACCCCCTCATTGGCCTTCTTTGCGGCGTTAATGATACGTTGATATGTATCCGCGACAGTATGATGCGCTTCGTCAACTACGATCAGATCAACTTTGGGCATATTGTCCAAGTTTTTCTCGCGGCAAAGAGTTTGCACCATTGCGAATACAGCGTCACCTGACCAATCCTTCTGTGAAGCATTTACTTCACTGGTCTTCAAAGCTGGATTCACAAGATGAAATTTATTTGAATTTTGTGAAACAAGTTCGTCACGATGCTGTAGCACAAGCACATTCTGTGAACCCTTATGACGTTTGCCAACCAAGGCAGAAAGCATAATTGTCTTTCCAGCCCCAGTTGGCGCAACGACTAAAGTGTTACCGTGCTTGTCCAGTGCATCAGATGCGTCACTTATAGCAACTTCCTGATATGGACGTAGCAACATGACTACATTGCCTTATAAATATATTCAGATTTAAAATCCTTGCGAGATTTCAAAACATTGTGGCCATGCTTACGCAAAGTAGAAATCTCCTGTGATAAAGATCCCTTAGTCTTACCTGTCTTGTTAATCAGGTGAGACATAGAGGCTCCTCTAGGGCGAGAAACCAGCTTTAAGGTTGCCACACAATATCTAGGAGTATTTTCTAATGTGGGGGACTTTACGGCTCCGGCGTCCCCCTTACCGGATTTAGCGACCTCTGAAGGTTTGCCGCTAAGATAATCTGGCATAACTGTATCTGAAGGTTTGCCAATAATAAACTGCCATAATGATGTTATCGCGCCCATGATGGTGCTCCCTGTGCCACTGTCTGTTGTGTTGGTGCCGCAGGTTGCTGAACAGGTTGCTGAACTTGAGCATTAGAAGGTACAGGATGCGCTGTTACAGAAGCGGTCACATACTTATCTGAGTCTGGAGTTAAAACTGTCTTGATCTTATTGCGATCAGGATAGCCATCGCGTCCTTTTTCAATGCCAAGCACACAAGAAATGGTCATACCATTAATCATCTGAATGCCTTGAATAGATGCGCGTTTTGCTCTTGCGTCTTCGCTTTCATCTTTCGGTGAAATACCAAACCCACTATCTACCATTTGCTTGATCGTATTAAGACCAATCTTTCTGGCTTTTGACATACCATTTTCATCTTTGGCATCACCATCAACAAAAATGTTTTGCCATACTTTGCGCTTATCAAAACCACCGCCGACAATAGTTAATTCAATTGGTAGCCATTTAGCGCTTGTTGCCTTAGATGCTTTGAAGTAATTGCCACCTCCGTACTCTGGCAACTCAATGTCGCCACCAAGTAGCTTGATAATACCGCTTACCACAGTTCCATCAGGCATAAGTTCAAAGTCTCCGTTTCCACCTTCCATGGGTGGTACATTGTTTAGGTCAAGCATGTGAATTTTCCTCTTCTGTATTATTGACCGTTTCTGGATTTACAAACTGCATTGACTCTGGTCGAGGACCAGACATCTTTTCAAACAGTTTGCCAAGATGCGGCTCTTCAACTTCATTGAGCCTACCGCTTCTATCTTTAGCAGGATAACCCCACTGATTTAACGCAGTGCAGATGAATGCCCTATAAAACGTTCCATCTTCAGCAGGAACAGTTGTCATAGTAATTAACTCATCTACAATTCCGGGCAACTCACGCCCTGTCTTTGCACCTTCGATCTGCAAATCATAAGTAAGCCGACCATAATCATCTGTCTTTTCATCAAGAATACCGACAAAGATAACGTTCTTCTCACGAATATGCTGAAGGTGAGTTAGCCAAGCCATCATCTCACGACCTTGCGCACCATATACTGCACGAGTATCTAGTTTGCCTGTGCGATCTGATCTAGCTTCTGGCTGGTTTTGATTATGCGTAAAGCATAGGCGACCAGCTACAGTGATACTATCGATGAAGATAGTGTCATACTTGGACAAAGCCGCCTGTGGGTCTCCATATGTCTGGCAGACATATTCATAGTGCGCCATGCTATATGGTGAGTCGTCGCTTAAAGCAGGGTTCCCGCCCCCAAGGAAGCATGCAAAGTCTCTACACTCTTGCCAAGTGCGTGGTCTAATGACATCGACTTCACATCCTTCAATGGCGGCATCACCAGCTTCCAAGTCCATGAACAATGTTTTGCTCATGTCCAAGGTACGCACCAGTGATGTCTTCCCCACACCAGACGAGCCAGCGATCACAATTTTGTGACCGCGTTTTTCGGCAAGCCTTTCTTCTGCGGAAATAATTTTAAGCATTATTTTACAATCCTTCCTTGTCTTTGATGTCAACGGTTACGCCCTGCAAGACAACAGTACGTGCTTCTGATAAAGCGCCTCTGATTTCTGGTGGAGCGTTTTGAAACTTGGCTTCGGGGATGGTGTACTTGACACTTACGTAGTGCCTAGCTGTATCTTCATCCATATTATTTAAAATATTTACCAAGGAATCTTGATCCCAATCGACACGCTTTCTAAAGTCCAAAGATACTTTAAAGTCGCCAGTGTCCATCGTGGTCTGGCCAAAGTCCTTGCCTTGCTGGGATAACTGCATTTTAGCAGTGTCCTCAAACATATCTTTTAGGGAGTTGTTGATGATCTTCAATTCATACTGGAGATCATCGATCTTTGATTTAATATCATCGCGCTTTGTTTTTAAAGCTGATAGATCATTTGGAATATTTGCTGCGTTCATTGACGCCTCCTTCAGTTAATGTCGCTAAACATGAACTGAATATAGGAGACGGTATTTATCAAGTCAAGGGTATTTTGAGAAAATTATTATTTCCCTTCTTACTCAAGTATATATCAATACCTAGTACAGCTTTCATCAATTTCTTTTTAAGTTTAAATTCAGGGGTTTCGACACCTTTTGCGTCTTCAACAACCTCCTCAAGATTCCCGTACTCATCAACCTTGCTGTATCTAAAGTCTGCTATGTATCTACAAATTTTTTGATCATTAACTATTATATCGTATTTTATTTGACGTTCTAGGTCTGTTATATAATTAGCACGTTCCATAGCGGTTAACTCGCCCCATCTTTCCGCCTCCCATTTGGAATCAAATTTTATGCCCATGAACGTTGTTTTTCTTGCTCCATACTTACTCTTGCCTTTATGGGTGTACATGGTATTATTCCTTACATTGTGGGTGGTCATGGGAGATTATAATGACAGATACAAAGAAATTCAAGTCAGTTGCGGTAGATCATGCAACATATAATAAGTTGCAAAAGCTAGCAGAAGAAGAGCATAGGAATGTACGCCAGCAGATAGGCAAGCTAACGGCTGATGCTTATGATAACAAATATAGTAAAAGTGGTATTGGGTCTGCGACTGTTAAGGTCTAATCAGTTGCAAGCGCTCTCATACGGTCTACCAAGCGCCTTGCGCGGTTGGTTACTTGAGTGTACCACTTGGAGTCAACCATCTCGTCTGCGGCCTTCTGCCAGTCCCTAGCGTCAACGCCAGCCCTCATTCCTACAAACTTGGACAGCCGAGGCCGCCCGATATTGAACATCATGTTCGCAATGATATGCTGGCACTCTTCTGGTAGGTCATCGAAGTCATCGTACAGAACTTTGCACTCATCGATAGTGACAGCCATGTCAAGCTTGAATAGCTGATTGACACGATCTTGCTCGACCACTGTACCTACAGGCTTGCCATGCTCTGGCTCACCTTCAAGGATTAAGTGGCCAATGCCCGTTGTTTCCAGACCTAAATGATCTAAATAAATTTCATACTTACAGCCTTCGTCTTCAGCTATCTCTTTACGCAGAACATCTATGTTCATGGTGTTGTTGTTCCTAGCAATGACGCGGTAGCAGGGTTAATACCGAGAGTTTGAGCCACAGCAGGATTTGTTGCCGCTTGCTGACGAATTGTACTGGTTCCTGCTGAGACTGTTGGTTGTGTCACGTTCACGCCTCCAAGACTAGATGCTGCGTTTGGTGGGGTCATCTGGCTTTGTATTGCGGATAATTGTTCGGTTAATCCTGAATTTTCAGCTACAGCGCGAATTTGATTTTCTGCTTCATTCATGCCTTCCTGCACAACTTGAGGAGGAGCTTGAATAGAAGCGTTCTTAAATGCCTGTCCCATGAGTCTGCCAAGTATCTTTGCTTTTTCGTCTGGAGACTCGCCAAGAATTTCTTTTCTATATTGTTTTAATATATCATCATAGTACCCGCCAGATGATAAAACTTTAGTAAAGATCCCAAATCTAACTATTTTACCTACATTCTGAAGAGGGCTTGCCGCAATGTTAGCCGCTACAAGATCACCACCCGGAGCAGTTTTAGCATTCAGTTCTAATACTTTAGCGAACTTAGCCATATTTTCGCCCATTTGTTCGCCAAATATAGCAGTTAACTTACCACCTTCATTCGCGTCCAAAAGTCTTTTTGCAAAAGCTCCTAAAGATTTTCCATCAGTTGTTAGGGATTCACCAAAATCAGCAATTAATGTTTCCATATAATTGCCTCGTATTTTTTCTAGAGCAGCAGGGTCAGAATCAAAACTTTTTACAATCTTGGTGATGTCTGAAGCTGTAGTTGATCTGTGGGCAATTAGTTCTGCCGCTTCAATTGCATTTAAATTTCCAGAAGAAAGTTTTTTAAAAGCAGAACTTTTGTTCGCCTCAAATATTTCTTTTTGTGCGTTAACCAGCCTCTGCATGGTTTCAACAAGATTCCCGTCAGCGCCTTCTTTTAATATTTGTTGGACAACAGCTTGATCCATGTTTGATAAAGATGTTCTATCAATTTGTTTGGCGAGTTGTTTAATTTTTTCAGCATCAGGGCCAAACAATTTATCTGCTGTACGTCCAAGATCTTTAACTGCTTTAGCAAAAGCAGCGCCTTTAAATGTTTCTGGAGCATAATTGTCTAAAGCATTAATGCCTGACTTGTTTAAAGTGTCTCGCAACCATTCGCCAGCAAGCTGTTGCCTAAACTGTTCTGCCGCCGCGTCTCCTTGCCTGCCAGTGCCACCAGTGGCTAAACGTATTGCTTGCAAAGTTCTATCCAGAACCTTTGGCTTATCATTTTTAATAATTTTGTCCATACGGACATCATCAATGCTAAGACTTTCGCCAGCGTTTGTTTTTGATCTAAGCCCTTTAATAACGCCTGCTGCCTCAAGCTCATCAAATATTGTTGCTCCTCGTTTATATTGTCCACGCGCAACATCAAGTCTTTCAGAAGCCCTACGTAAAATTTCAGCCCCTTCAGGGGTAACGGATTTACCGGAAGTAGAAATAATGTCTTCAATGTTGTTAACAGAAAGCTTAGAATCCAATTCTTTTATCATTGGAGTGATGGCATCTATTTCTGTTTTTGAAGATGATTTTGCTAAAATGTCATTAAGAGTTTTTCTTGTCGCATATAACTGTTGGAATGATTCAGTTCCTTTTAAAGACTTAACCGCTCTTAGTGCGCTTTGAAGATCTAACAAAGTTCCGCCAGCCAAACCGGGGCGTTGTAAATCAGTTATTTCATTAGCTAAAACTTTAAGTCGGTCTATAGGAATAAGTTTGTTTGTGCCTACTCCTTTTACAAGAGCAGCATCAATAGGCTTCCATAAATTAGTCATTTGATCGTCAAACGCTTTTGACGCATTTGCTAATATTCTGAATGTGTCATCTTCAAGCGTAAGGTTCTTTTCAGCCGCCGCACCAATTTCCTGCGCTAAATCATCAAGAGTTTTTATAACAGACTCTTGAGCTTGTCTTTCAGCTACTTTAAGGGCTTGAGCCTCTTTGCCAGTCGCGTTAACAAGTATATCTCCAACTTCTTCATCGGTGCCGGAACCAACCCTTGCTCTGAGCCCCGCAAGTAAAGATTGCATATTGTCATGATTAGCTTTTAGCCGATCAGACGTTCCAAACGCCTTCTCAGCAATGCCTTGCTGTCGAGCAATCAAAGAAGGCGCTTTAATCGCCGCTAGAGTAGGCGTAAGCCCCATCTCTAATGACTCACCAATTGTTTTAAGTTCTTCGTCAGTAAGCCCCTTACCGGGCTTAACGCCGCCTTTAACACCTCTAACAGCGCTACCAAGCAGACCAAATGTAGCATCGGCCAAGAAACCTATTGTTGCTTCAGTGCCTATATCAGATAATATTTCAGCATCTGTTTGCGTTTGTGTTCCACGTACAGCTTCAAATATTTCCTCTCCAGCTTGCCCACCGCCAGCGCCAACGCCAGCACCGATGGCCGCTCCTAGAATGGGAATAGGAATCGCTATTTGACCCGTAATTGCGCCAGCAATACCTCCAATAACTTCAGGAGCAATTCCAGCTAAATCCGATATATCGTTACGGCTAAAACCTTCTTCATCAATTAAAGTAAGTTTAGTAGCGTCAACGCCAAGTTTTGCTGCGCCTTCAGGAGTTACGGCTAAACGCCCTCTGTTGTCACGAAGAAAATCAGATTCTCCAAGGCCATACTTTTTTAACACAGCCACTTGATCTGCATCTGTTTCAGCAAGCGATAGCTCTGCACGGAAACCAGCCCTCTGGATACCAGATTTCGTGTCTATGTCCTCTGGGGCAAAGCCTTTGAATGTTGTTTTTGGCTTTGTTTTAGAAACTATATCTTCAAAAGAATTTCTTCTATAGTCTGGAATATTTCCACCAGAAATATTAGTAATTAACTCACTCACATCTTCTGTATTTGAATCAATAGCTTTTCTTGCCTGTAGTTCCATTTTTGGAGACAAATTTCCAGACTCAATTGCTTTGCGAATTTTAAGCTCATCAGAAGGTTGCATTATGCGCCAACTCCTTGAGCCTTTCTAAGTCTCTCTAATTCAGCTTGATCATCTTCGTTTAAAGAACTGTTACTTTGTCGTGAAGAGTCGTAAGGGCCAATGTTTATTCCTTTTTCAGAAAGACTTCTGTATCCAGCGTCAAGATTTCTTCTGCCTTTACTAACGACCATAGAATAAACTTGTTCTATTCTATTCATCAATTCGTCTTCATCTGCACCCATAATAGAGTCAATATCTCCAACGATGTCCTTGACCAATGCTCTGTCTCCATCAGAAATTGTTTTTCCTGCTTCTCCTAAAATATCTTTTGTGTTTTTAACAGCCATCTTTTTCAAAAGGTATTGCGCTTTTTGTAGATTTGTTGCTCCTCTTCCAACTCCAATGCCGAATCTCTTTCCAAAAGAAGTAACAACGCTACCAATAGCATCCCCAGTTGTCACACCGCTTTGAACAAGGCGAGTAAGTTCTGCAAATTCTTTTTCTTGAATATTTAATTCTTTTTCTGCCGATTGAAAACGTGCTTCTAAAACTCCTATATCTTCCTTAACAAGATCAGATCTTCTTTCTCCTTTGTAGTTTCCATCAGCAACTTGAACATTAACAGTAAAGAAATCACTAGCGCCTTCAAAAAGAGGGGTTTTTTGCAGGGTTGTTAAATAAGGTTTTCCAAGATCAGTAGGTTTAGCTGACTCTGTTACAATATCTAAATAGCTTTTTGCTGGTATAAGTTCATAATCGCTGTTAGTGCCGATAAAAGAATTTAACTCTTGACCATTAAGTCGAACAGATTGAGCTTTTCCTAAATTTTGCAAAATAGCAGAATCTCCACCTTCTCCTTTTGGGATAGCATAATAATGAGTCCTATTTAATGCTGCGGCCTCATCCTTATCCTTGCGACTAATAGCAAATTCAGCCGCTTTAATTCTAGTTGTTTTAGCTTCCTTACGGGCCGCAGCTAATGCTGGCATGGCCGCTTCTCCGGCTTTTCCAGTAGCAGACAACATCTCGCCAACATTAAACCCCTTTCCAGCCTTGTTCTGCATGAGAGCTAGACCAAACGCCATTAAAGCTTGACTGTTATCCGGCTGTCCAGAAACGTCTAAACCAGTTAGATCAGAAAACTCTTTCATATAATCATCATAATCTTTAGGCTTTGCGTCTGGTCTAACTTGTTTTAAAACACTATCAAGGGCGGTTACAGTCGCTTTTTTTGTTGCTGTGTTAGCGCCTTCTATTTCGGATGGCGGAGAAGAATCAGCTTTTCCAGCAAACATTTGATCTTCAGGTTCTTTGTCTGTTTCCGGTGAAGACGGTAAAGAATCAGTGCTTTTTTTCTTATCTGAATTTATTGAATCTGTAATCAAGCCTAATACATCAGGAGCACCCGATCCGGGCATTGTCCCATCATCCATAACACCTGCTGGCGTTATTTCTCCAGTAATTTCATTAACACTAACTCCAAGAGGATTGTCAGCAGACATTGCTTGCGCGTCTAAAATTTGTTGTCTTATTATATCGTCATCTACATCAGGAGTCGGTGTTTGTTGATAATTTACTCCACCAACGATTGAATCATCACCAAAAGTTGTTGGAGATGTTTGAGATTGTTGCATCCTAGATTGATTGTCTAAAACACCTTTTAATTGTTGTATTCTTTTATTGTAAGCAGAATCTGATTCTGACCCAAGCATGTTTCCAATAGACGCGACACCCGCCACAGGTATGCCACCAGCAATCCTTAAACCTTCAAGAGCATCAAGGGCTACATTACCAGCACCTTGCAAAAGTTCTCCACCAATAGTGTCACGATCTCCTGTCATTTTTTTAAGGCCAAAGCCTCTAGGTATAAACCCACCTTTTCCTTGATACATCTGTGAAAAGGGATCAAGTGCTTGCAATATACCCTGTCTAGGATTGTATCTTTTTAAAATATCTAATTCAGTTTCTGGGCGCATATCTTCAGAAGAAAGAATAACGTTACCTTTGTCGTCTAATAATTGGCTCTGAGGATTAGACAACCTAGAAATTCTATCAAATATACCTGACCCCATAGAGGGCGTCACAGATCCTATATTTGAACCTTTTACTGGCTTTGCCATTTCTCTCTCCTATAACCTACGCTGAACCACTAGGCTTTACGCCTTGCAAAGCTGTATAAGCACCAATGCCTGCGAGGAATGGATTTGTAGATGGGGTTGTGGTGGATCTGAACGTAGATGATAAATCAGCGCTAGGCACCCCTTTGAGCAATTGCTGTCCTAACTGCATTCTTGTATATGGCTCTTGAGCCGTTTGCAGTTGGTTTTGTCTTTGAGCTTCCAGAAGTTGACTCTGATAGTTTCTTCCCATACCGCCTAGCTCTGTAAGCATACCCAAATCAGCGCGACCTAACTCAGATCCAACACGACCAATATCAGCAGTTGTACCAGCCAAGTTTCCAAGAGCCTGTCCAAGACCACCCATTAATTGTGCTCCTGTTTGAGAAGCTTTTAAGGCAGTATCAAATCCTGCTCTGCGAAGACCAGAAGCTGCTTGAGCTTGTCGATCCAGTACATTTCTACCTAATTCAGATTCGGCAATAGCTTGACGAGATCCGCCGAAAGCTCCAGACCCAACAGCCCTTGCTCCTATTCCCTGTCTTTGTATTTCTCCAGCCCTAGCAATATCTGCCATAGCCTGATCAACAACTTGTTGCTCATATGGGTTGTAATATTGCGCCATGGCCTGAGAGGGATTGGCTAAAGCGCCAAGACCTGCATACAGGGCTCCTTGCCCCCCAGCCGTCTGTCCTAAAGCACTTGTTAGCGTAGGAGCGTAAGATCCAAACATACCTGAAGCTTTGTCTAAAGCCTCTTGTTGCAAGGGATCAAGGCCAGCTACTTGGTAGCTTGGNAGATCCAGAGGTGTATCNAAAAGACCCTTTTGNGTTTGTTCCTCACCATCAAATACGCCAAATCCAGTTTGTAGTAATCGCTTTTCTAAGCCCTCAAGATAAGGAGCTAGACGCTGTATCTGTTCTACAGTTTGAGTGGCCATTAGGCTTTCCTCTCGAATTGATTCATCATTGAATACATATTATCAATTCCCTTTTTTAAACTCCCTCCGCCTGCGCCCTTTACTGCATCACGAGTCATAACAAATTCGCCGTCCATAAGCATCGCTGGCACATCATCTTTTGTACCTGATCCTTCGCCGGGACCTATCCCACCATTGCGGCGAGGGAAAAACATAGCTTCTCCGCCTTCATTCATATAGTTAATCCCGCCCATTTGACCCCCGGGACCACCTTGTCCATAAGGACGACGTTCAAATGACCCTCTTGAATCTTCATCATCATCATCTCCAGCTAAAAGCTGTGCCAACAAACCAGCCGCTACGCCCTCTCCCAGATTAGAATTTAATATATTAAACAAAAGACTAGGATCTTCTTGAGTCCCTGCCAAGGTTGGGAATTTAGCTAAAAGCTTTCCAGACATGGTTTCGCCTGTAGGTGTTACGACAGGATTGATTGAAGGTTT